GTCAACAGATAATCGGCGGACGTTTCGTTTAGGCGAGTATGCAATGTATTCAATACATTTGTGACATCGTTGTCGGAGATTGTGCCGGATGGCATAGCGGTCGCGTCGGTTATAAGCATGCATATTCCTTTACCTTCGATGGCGGTAATCGCTAATTCTCGACAGCATGCCCAATCGGGATCACGCCAGGTCTGGCCGGTGAAGGGATCAACAATCCAACCGCAATCCTCAAGTGCGACGATAGCTTGCGGAGAAAGCGCCAGCGGCAATCCCTCCTCGCTCGCCAGTTGCAAGATTTCAGATATTCGATTGTCGGTATCTTGTGCCGTGCTCATAAAGTCTCACTTTCTAAAAACGTCGATGCGTGTACCACCCTACGCCTGGCCATTCAACTTTCACTGTCATCGGATGACAGTGAAAGTTGAATGGCTCCGGTCTGCGCCGCAGCGGAGGAAAAAGGGGAAATAGAGAAGTGTAGCGCTCAGAATTAGGAGGATGCTGCGACGCAGACCGGAATGATGAGCGACTGCGTTAAACAGTCGCTCTTTTTGTGCTACACTGGAGTTGCGATGACATCAGTGCGGACACCTGTACAAGAAGTTTTCCATTTCACAACTACAACAGGAGTCCGATCATGCTGTATAGTGAAGCAATTTCGTTATATCGCACGTATTTACGTTCACGTCGTCGCGCAACCAAGACGCTGGCGTGGTACGCAGAGCAATTTGCAGCGTTTGCGTCCTGGCGTGGCAAGGATGGCGATCTGCCAGATGTCGAGGAAATCGAGCGATTTCTCGCCGATTGCCACGACGCCGGCCTGTCGCCGTCCACCGTCCACGCCCGCTATCGTGCGCTCAAGGCGCTGTTCCGGTTTCTGGAAAAGCGCCGGAAGATCGACCGTGACGCCAATCCGATCTTGATGCTGGAAGCGCCGTCTGTGCCGAAGACGGTACGCCCATACGTCACGTTGCCGGAGCTGCGCCAGTTGCTGGCGACGTGCGGTGATGACTGGATCGGGCAACGAGATCGGCTGATCCTGTTGTTGCTGTTTTTCAGTGGGCTGCGATTGAGTGAGATTGCCGCGCTCCAGGTTGGTGATCTCGATGCGGCGGCGCTGGAGGTGGTGGTGCGACGTGGTAAAGGCGACAAGGCGCGCGTGGTGCCAATGTCGCCGGAAGTGCGCCCGGCATTGACGGCGTACCTGTTCCAGCGGCCGGAGCATCGTGATGAGTTGTGGCTCGCTTCCGATGGCTACGGCGGCGTGACCGGTGCGCTCAAGCCTGAAGGCATCCGCCAGATGATCTTCCGCCGGTGCAAGCGTGCCGGGTTGCCGAAATTCGGGCCACATCGCTTCCGTCATGGCTTTGCGATGTGGATGCTCAATAACGGCGCGCGGCTGACGACGGTCGCCACGGCGATGGGTCACAGCGACCCGGCGATCACGGCGTCCGTCTATGCGCACACGACGGCGAGCACAGTGCGCAGCGAGTACGATGCGGCGCTGGCGACCCTGACCAGATGATTGTAGATCAGGTGTTCTCCAGAGAGAAAAACGGCTGATCTGCACCCTGTCAACGGTTTGATCCGCTGACTCTGGATCAGGCAGTTGGGGTTCGAATCCCTGTCCCCCAGCCTCACCTTACAGCCCTTATGCGGTTGTAAAGGTGCGTTTCTAGGGCGTCCGATCCGTCGTTGTTCAGGTGGGCGGGTCGGACGCTCGGAATCACGATTGCAATACAGTCCAGTCCAGCTTGATGCCCTTGCGGTTGGCATAGTCGATCACATGTTGCTTCTCGACTCTGCGCCAGCCGTCGTCGGTGATTCGCACACTCGGCAATTCACCATTATCGATCAGGCGTCTGACTGTATCTGGACTCACGCCGAAAAGCTTTGCTATTTCGGGTGGTGTCAGATACTCCATTGTGATCTCCTTATGTGTACCACATTTGCTAATTTTACGAGATTAGATTACACCCGATCAGGGCGATTGTCAATCCTCAATTGCCCGATTGCGAAAGGAATTGATCCATGCCCAAACAGCAGATGATCATCCTGGAAGGCGATGGCACGTATCAGATCGAGGTCGTTGGTGAATCTCGTTACTGGGACAACCTACGCAAGCTGGCCGGTTCGTGCGAAAACAACGCTGTCGAAGTGATCAAAACCGCGTACTTGGTGCCGGAACCGCGCAATCCCAACGATCCCAATGCCGTGCGTGTGGAGATTGACCGTCTGACTGTCGGCTATCTGCCCAGATCGGTCGCTGCTAAGCTATCGCCGCTGCTACGTGCGCGCCAGATAGTCGCCGTGCAAGCGACAGCGCGAATTACTGCGTTCGAGGGCGCCAACAATTACAGCGTGTGGGTAGATGGCGACATTGACGAAATTCTGCATAGGTTTTCGCCAGCGCGTCCGTGGTGGCGCGTCTGGTGAGGCGCCACCACGGACGCGCTCTTGGACCCGGGTCGATTGACTAGGCTTTTTTGTTCGATAGCCCTCAAAGCCCCACGACCACTCACCCATAACGAAACTCTTGGACCCGAGTCGATTGACCCGGCTTTTTTTGTTGCCGCAGCGCGGGAATTCCTGTCCTGCTGACGATTCCGTAAGCAGCACATTTATGCTATGATGTTATTGTACATAGAATCATTCGGTATGGAATGAGGAGGATCGATGTCTACGAACGCGTTGCCTGGCGTGGTGTGGGTGGTTCTGATTTTGGCGCTGATCCCCGGCGTGCAGGGTGTCCTGGAGCGATTTTTCCCATCTGCGGAGTATTGGTATAGCGCTCTAATCGTGGCGGTGCTGGGAGCGATTGCGAAGGCGATTGAGGTGTGGGCGCGCCAGCAGGGGATGCAGATCGAGGTGAGCGATGGTGCTCCCACGCCGCTGGCGGCGCTGGCGGCGAGCGAGGTAGCGCCGCCGGGAAAACTATGGCGCTGGTTGTTTGGCTAATTACCTGAGCTAATGGTAGGAGTTGAATCGTATGCCGACCAAAGCGCCGACGGCGTGTGTGCGACCTGGCTGCGCCGGGTTGGTACGCGCTGGCGTATGTTCGGTGTGTGGCAATCTACGCAGGCGCACGGTTGCCGAGCATGATAAGCGGCGCGGTAGCCGCCACGAGCGCGGCTACGATGCACGATGGGAGCGGGTGCGCCGAATGCACCTGGCCAAAGAGCCGCTATGCCGAATGTGTGGTAGACCTGCCGTCCTGGTCGATCACATCACGCCGATACGCGACAACGGCGCAGTGCTCGACGATGACAACCTGCAATCCTTGTGCAGGCGATGCCATGATGCGAAGACTGCCAATGATTTGCGCAAGCGTGCCGGGTAGGGGGTGCAAATGTTGGGGAGATTGGCGCACAGTACCGGCGCCGCAGCACTGCGCACGCAAAACCGAGTTTTCGACCAAAAGTGCATGGGAGGGAATTAGCGCATGGGCGCACGTGGCCCACTACCGAGAAAGCGAACAACAGGGCAAGCTGCTACGGGTACGGGCAAACGGCGGCTGCGCAGGCTGCCGGACGATGTCGACGCAATCTTTCGGCGGCTGGTGCGAGACATTGAAAATCTGAACGCGGGGGACGCGGCGCTGATCGAGGATATGGCGCGGTGGCTGGCGATTGCGAAGCGAGCATATGCTGACCTGCACGTCGGCGGGAAGATGGCGCTGACGGTGACGGACACGGCGCACGGCAACAAAGAGGAGAGCCGGAAAAATCCGCTCCTGATCGTGCTGCGGACGGCGAGCGAACAGCTACGCGCCAACGCCCAGCAGCTCGGCGCGTCACCAATGGCGCGCGCGCGGCTGCCTGAACGCGAACAGGAACAGCTAAGCATAGCCGATATTCTGTTCGCAGATGTCAATGCTGATCACGATGGGTTGTGAATTGGTTTGACGAACGCGCCGCAACGGTGGCTGAACGATTCTTTGACCGAATGCTGGTGCACATAGAAGGCCCACTAGCCGGTAAGCCGTTCGTGTTGGAACCATGGCAGCGGGCGATCGTGCGTGAATTGTTCGGGCGGAAGGTGGGCAAGCTGCGTCAGTATCGCAAGCTCTATTTGGAAGTGCCGCGCGGAAACGGCAAAAGCACCTTTGCGGCAGGGCTGGCGCTTTATTTGTTGTCGGTGGATGGAGAGCAATCGGCGAAGATATACAGCGCAGCGGCTGACCGGGAGCAGGCGAGCATCGTTTTTGAAACGGCGGAGAAGATGGTTAAGGCGTCGCCGTTTTTGTCAAGCCGGATCAGGACGTATCGCAATAGGACGATGGTTTACGAGGCAACGGGCAGCAAATATATTGCGCTGAGTTCCGACGCTTACACAAAGCATGGCCTTAACCCACACGGCATCGTATTTGATGAGCTACACGCACAGCCAAATCGGGAGTTGTACGACGTGCTCAACACGGCGATGGGCAAGCGCAGCCAGCCGTTGATGATCATGATCACGACGGCTGGCTATGATCGAAATTCAATTTGCTGGCAACAGCACGAGTACGCCCGTCAGGTGGCGGCGGGCATTATCGATGATCCGACATTCTATTCGGTGATTTATGCAGCGCCAGAAGACGCCGACTGGACCGACCCGGCTACCTGGCGCATGGCAAATCCAAACTACGGCGTCAGCGTGCATGAGGAATTTCTGCGCCAAGAATGCGAGGTGGCAAAGGCAATACCCGCTTATCAAAACACGTTTCGGCGTCTTTATCTGAATCAGTGGACGCAACAGGAGAGTCGCTGGATCGACATGCAGGCGTGGGATAAGTGTGCGACGGCACTGCCGGACTTGAGCGGTCGGGTATGCTATGGCGGGCTTGATTTGGCTTCGACAACGGATATTGCGGCGCTGGCGCTGGCGTTTCCTCCAAATGCGGAAGGGGAGCCGTTTTACTTGCTGCCCTTGTTCTGGATTCCTGAGGAGCGCATGATTGAACGTGAACGCCGGGATCGGGTTCCTTACTCGACCTGGGTGCGCCAGGGGCTGGTGACGGCGACGCCGGGCAATGTGATCGATTACGCCTATATCCGCCAGCAGATCAACGAGTTGGCGAAGGTGTACGACCTGCGAGAGGTGGCGTTCGATCCGTGGAATGCTACGCAGTTGTCGGTTCAACTCCAGGACGATGGGATCAATATGATTGAGATGCGTCAGGGGTTTGCAAGCCTGAGCGGGCCGTCCAAGGAGTTTCTGCGGCTGGTGCTGGCGGGCTTGGTGGCGCATGGCGGCAACCCGGTGTTGCGCTGGATGGCGGACAATGTGGTGACGCGCCAAGACCCGGCAGGCAACGTGAAGCCGGATAAAAGCAAGAGCATGAACCGGATCGATGGGATCGTGGCGAGTGTGATGGCAATCGGGCGGGCGATGCTGGCGAACCCGAAGGCGGGACGGTCGATCTATGAAGACCGCGGCATAATGCTGATATGAGGTTGTGCTGTGTCAAGAGAGATGCTGCCGACGGAGCGGGTGGCGCTGGCAACGTGGTTGCTGGTGCAAGGACAGGCGATTACTGTGCGCCAACTTGCAAAAAGGCTGGAGATTACGCCGCGCGGGGCAAGGATGATGTTGGAGAAAATGAGCGGTGTGCTGCCGTTGACGGTGGAAGAGGGTGATGACGGCGGACTGTGGCAGATTTGTGGAAGAAATTGGGTAGATGAGCCGTGGGAAGTGGAAGTATGGCAAAATGGCGAAGAGGTGGCAGGCGGCGGTCGGCGCGGTGGGTGGTGATCTGGTATGATCGTGGGCCACAGGGTGACGATTCAGGGGCGGCTGTTATCGGACCCGGGCTGGCGTCGGCTGGGGTCGCAGACGATCACGGCGGAGCAGGCATTGACCAGGCTGATGGCGAGGGACTTGACAAAGCTCTGATCGTTTGCTATACTATACGCTGGATCAGCGTTCCGTGCATTGTGGCGCCATGCCAGCGCCCGCAGAAGCGGAGGAAAATCGGGACGCTTTGTAAAAAGGATGCCGTTTTTTTATTTGTTTAGCGCCGTGGGGTAAATCCCTGCGGCGCTTTTTTAGTCGCATTCGAGGATGGTGAAGATGTTGATGTCTGCGGCGATGTAGTGATAGAGGATAGTCGCGGCGCGGCTCAGCACGGCGATGGTCATGATGACGATCACGCCAGTGTTGATGTAGAAGAACGGCAATAATTGGCGGAAATATACCCCCAGGCTGAGATTGAAGAGCATGAAGGCAAAGAAAACTGAGAGGCTGAAATAGAACAATGCGATAATGCGCTCACGGCGATTGTAGGCGATCAGGCCGAAGTAAAAATACGCCGGGAACATGAGGAAGTAACAGATTGCATGGATGGTTTCATCGATGCTCATTTAATTCGCTCCAGTATATACAATCCCAGCATGAGCGCGCTGAGCGCAAAGCTGGTCAGAAATAGCCACATCTGCATTTTATTCAATGCGCCGTTCGTGTGGCGCTGATAGAAGCGCAGAAGGTATTCGAGCTGCTGTAATTCACGGCTGGCTTGCTCCATGCGGTAGATGGCGGCCTGTGTTTCTGCATCAGGTCTCGCCAGGCTGAGCATGCGTTCGATGTCGCTGATCTGCGTTTCCAGAAAGTGGATTCTGCGCCGCACATCTGGAAAATCGTAATCGACGGCCATTTTGCTGTCAAGTGACGCGGCTTTCGCCCACCAGTTCCTCGCAGGTGAGGGTAACGAGGCGACGTCGGTTGTCGGGTTCGCCGATGGCGAGGATGGCAAAGTAGCGGCTGGCGCCTTCGATCAGCCAACGCAGTCGGCTTTTGGTGGTGAGGCTGACGCCCGCGGGCAGTGGCCAGCGCAGCGTGACTTCGTGGGCGGCGACGGGGATGACCAGCTCCTGGCGCTGGCGTTCGTTGCCGGAGATGGTGCGCACGCGGGCGCGTAGCTGAGGCGAGTCCGTCCAGGTGATGGTTTCGGCGCCGCGGTCGCTGCGTGAGGTGGTGGGCGTCTGGATGTAGACGGTATGGCGCAATTCGGCGATCTTCATGTGGCGTAGCCCCAGTGCATTTTGAGCGCATTTTGCAGGCGGCTGCGCTGCTGGTTGGCGGTGGTGGAAATTGCCTCACGATTCTCGTAGTCAACGGCGACCAGCCCCAGGATCAGGCGCTTGTAATCGGAGGGTACGTCGTCGGCAAGACCGTAGCCTGCGACGTAGCGCACTCGGATCGGGGCGTGGCTGCGCAGTGCGACGTCGGGCCAGCTTTTGCCCTGTGCGGACGTGAGAATGGGCGGCGTGAGGTCGGCGATCAACTGGTAGTCGGTGTCGGGAATGGTGACGGTCGTTCCGTCGTCGGTGACGTAAGTGACGCTGATGATCGATTGCACCGGCGGATATTCCAGGCGGATGACGCCATCGGCGGGCCAAACCGAAAGTACCATTTCCCGGGTCTGGGTGATGAAGCTGCGCGCGGCCAGCATCTGCGCTTCGAGCGTGGCAGCCTCGATCAATTGAGTGATCAGTGCGTCGTCGGCGCTGTGGTCAATCAGCAGTGTGCTCTTGGCTTCGGCAAGCGTGACCGGCGTGACGGCGGGCGGCGTAATGATGTTGCTTGGCATATGTCCATTCCTTTGGGTCGATCATTTGGTGCGCTTCCTCCGCTGCGCCGGGACGGTTGCCTGTTCGGGCGATTCGATGACGGCGCGCTCGACGGCGGGTTCTGGTTCGGGTTCGGTAGGGCGGATGCGCACGTAGCCAGCGCGTTCCAGATCATAGGCTTCGGCCATTGTGACGGTGTAGCGCATTCCAGCCGTGAGCCGCATCGGTTTGCCGTCGATGAAGACGGTGACGTCTTCGAGCGCCTCGACGCGCATCATGGTGGTTGTGTCGTCGTAGGGCATGAGCAATTGTCCTTCTGTGTTGAAATGCCCGCAGGGAATGTCGAAGCGGCCGTAGGCGATGACGCCAGCGCGCAGACAATCCATTGCGAATTGAATATCGCCAGTCGGATTGCTGCCGTTGCCGCTGTGGAGCGGGATGCGCTCCAGCACATTGCGATGGATGAGCGTGCAACCCCAGCCGCAGCCGGAGATGCGTCCGACGCCAGCCTGCCGATAGCGGGCCAGCTCACGCGGATAGAGTGTGAGCGACATGCCAAGGCTGTTTTCGCCGCAGTACTGCCAGGTGCTGAGCGAATAGTTGCCGTGGCGCAGCACGTATGGTGCATAGACCACGCCGGCGCCTGTGGTGTCGGCGAGCTTCTGTAGAGCGTCGGGCGGGAGCACCATGTCATGCTCGACGGTGACGAGTGCGTCGTAGCCGCCGGCAAGCGCAAGGCGTTGGGCGCGCTGATATTTCGCCAGCACGTTGCGATGGTCTGGCGGTGGGAATGGGTCATCGGCATCGATGACCCATTCCCACTCGTGCGTGGTCTGCTGCGCTTCGATGGACGCTCTGCACTGTGGGTGCAGGGCGTCATCGTACGTTGGCGTGTAGACCAAAATCTTCATCAGGCAGTCGGATGGCGGCCGTACAGGATCGCTTCTGGCTGCAGCACCTTGTACGCGATGCGCGTGTAGTAGTGCAGCACGACTTGGCCGTAGCGTGCGCGGCTGTATGGATCGCGCAGGAAGGTCAGCGCGGTCGAGCGACGCCCCATGTAGCCAAAATTGCCGAAGAGAATCGATTTGTTACCGGCGCCAACGGCAGGCATGGTTTCGTCCTCGTTCCAAAGCGGATATTTCCACAACGTGGCGCCGGTGGGGCCGACGACTGGGGCGCCCGCTGGCGTTTCGGCGAAGAGGAAATCACTGCCCTGCAGTTTGCGGATGGCGCCTTCTGTGGCGCGGCGCATGACCCATTGCGCAGACGGCGAATGGCGTCCCTTCAGCGCGTAGACAAGCGTCGGCACATCGGCGGCGCTGACAGTAGCAGCGGCGGCCAGCGTGACGCTGGTGCCATTGGTAAGCGCCTCGGTGATGAGCGCATTGTTATGCGTCAGGCCGAGGGCCTCGCCGACGTAGAAGTTGAGGAAGGTCATCAGATTTGATCCTTCGTCGTACATCAGTTCGTCGGACAGTTCAATGGCTTTGGTGAATTTGACCAGCGTCATCTGCGCGCGGCCAATTTCAGGCGCATCGCGGTCAGACAGAGAGGCCTCGTTGGTTGACACGAAAACATTGGTTGTTCCGGCTTGCACGGGTACGTTGAGCGTAGTGCCGCCTTCGGGTGCGAAGGGCATGACACCCAGTCGTTCGGCCAGCGCGATGCTGTTGGCTTTGGCGATGATGCCAGTGTAGTGCGCGGTGGGTACCAGATAGCCGCCGTCGGCTGGCGTGGTGATGTTCATGTCGGTATCGTTACTGGCGCGCAGTTCGGCGCGCATCTGCGCATCCATCTCACGGATAGCGCCCTCGTCGCCCCGCACGTAGAGGCGCACGGCTCGCAGTTCTGCCTGTTTGCGGTCGTCGCCAGCGTAGCGCAGCACTACGGGCGCCTGTGGCTGTGGCTGTGGCGCTGGCTGTGTACCTGGTTGCGAGCGCAGATCAATTGTGAGGCGGTCGATCTCTTCTTGCCGGTCAATCTGCGTTTTGAGCGCCTCGATTTGTGCTTTGAGCGCATCGTAGGCAGCCTGCTGTGTTTCGTCTAGCTGCGCGTCGCCAAAGCTGTCGTTGAGTTTTCGCAACTCATCAATCAGTTCGGCGCGTTTGCGGCGAAGTTCAAGAATGTCCATGTCAATCCTCCATTGACAAAATTTCGATTGTGCGATGGCGCGCAGCCGCCCGGCTCCGCGCCTGTATCTCAGCAGCCTCCTGGCTGTCTAATTCTTTCTGACGTGCCATCTCCAGGGTGCGAGCAGCGACGATGGTGGCCTGATATGCAGGAAACGTGACGACGCTCACGTCGTAGAGCGAAAGGTTGCGCAGACGACGTAGACGCTGACCGTTTTCGGTGGTCCAGGTCTCGCCGCCCTTGCGCGTGCGGAAGGCGAAGCTCATCTGGTTCACGTCGCCGCGCTCGACCAGCATGTATACGTCGTTGGCGTAGGTGGTTGGCGGCAGAATGACAGCCATGCGCAACCCGTGCGCGTCTTCGGTCAGGGTGAGCGTGCCGTTGGTGGTGCGCCCCAGCACTAGGTTGGGATCGTGGTTGAACAGTGCGCGCACGTCGGGCGTCTCGGCGAGGGCTTCGCTGAATGCGCCAGGCTCGATCACCTCACGAAAGCCGCCGAGGTCCTCGGATAGGCTGTTAAAGACAACGGCGTAGCCCTCAAGCGTGCGCACTTCGCCATCGGCGGCGGCGCGCAGATTGACGGTGACGCAGCGGCGTTCAATTTCGTTGTTCATCGATCAACTCCTTGACGGCTAACTGGCAGGCGGTGGCTACCCACTCGTTGACGTTCAGTTCGGTTGGTTGTACGGCGCGCAGTGGCGACAGCATGGCGTCGCCAGCTTGCCGCCATTCGTGCATCTGTTCTGCGCACCACTCGGACAGCCGTTGGCGACCGCCGGTGCGCAGGGCTTTAGCGCCGCCCTGCCGGACATCATTGGCGATGCGGGCGTGCAGGCGGTTGCGCACGTCGGCGATCTCACGGATAGCGCCCTCGTCGCCCCGCACGTAGAGGCGCACGGCTCGCAGTTCTGCCTGTTTGCGGTCGTCGCCAGCGTAGCGCAGCACTACGGGCGCCTGTGGCTGTGGCTGTGGCGCTGGCTGTGTACCTGGTTGCGAGCGCAGATCAATTGTGAGGCGGTCGATCTCTTCTTGCCGGTCAATCTGCGTTTTGAGCGCCTCGATTTGTGCTTTGAGCGCATCGTAGGCAGCCTGCTGTGTTTCGTCTAGCTGCGCGTCGCCAAAGCTGTCGTTGAGTTTTCGCAACTCATCAATCAGTTCGGCGCGTTTGCGGCGAAGTTCAAGAATGTCCATGTCAATCCTCCATTGACAAAATTTCGATTGTGCGATGGCGCGCAGCCGCCCGGCTCCGCGCCTGTATCTCAGCAGCCTCCTGGCTGTCTAATTCTTTCTGACGTGCCATCTCCAGGGTGCGAGCAGCGACGATGGTGGCCTGATATGCAGGAAACGTGACGACGCTCACGTCGTAGAGCGAAAGGTTGCGCAGACGACGTAGACGCTGACCGTTTTCGGTGGTCCAGGTCTCGCCGCCCTTGCGCGTGCGGAAGGCGAAGCTCATCTGGTTCACGTCGCCGCGCTCGACCAGCATGTATACGTCGTTGGCGTAGGTGGTTGGCGGCAGAATGACAGCCATGCGCAACCCGTGCGCGTCTTCGGTCAGGGTGAGCGTGCCGTTGGTGGTGCGCCCCAGCACTAGGTTGGGATCGTGGTTGAACAGTGCGCGCACGTCGGGCGTCTCGGCGAGGGCTTCGCTGAATGCGCCAGGCTCGATCACCTCACGAAAGCCGCCGAGGTCCTCGGATAGGCTGTTAAAGACAACGGCGTAGCCCTCAAGCGTGCGCACTTCGCCATCGGCGGCGGCGCGCAGATTGACGGTGACGCAGCGGCGTTCAATTTCGTTGTTCATCGATCAACTCCTTGACGGCTAACTGGCAGGCGGTGGCTACCCACTCGTTGACGTTCAGTTCGGTTGGTTGTACGGCGCGCAGTGGCGACAGCATGGCGTCGCCAGCTTGCCGCCATTCGTGCATCTGTTCTGCGCACCACTCGGACAGCCGTTGGCGACCGCCGGTGCGCAGGGCTTTAGCGCCGCCCTGCCGGACATCATTGGCGATGCGGGCGTGCAGGCGGTTGCGCACGTCGGCGATCCAGGCGTCGAGCAGACGGTTGCGTTCGGCTTCGGCGCCTGGTTCGGGCGTTGGCTGCGGCTTCGGCTTCGGTCGTAGCGGCTCGCCGTCGTCAGCCTTTGCCATGTTGAGCGGGATCAGCAGGTCATCGCCGCCGGGCAGCGGGTTCAGATTTTCGCGTTCTCTGACTTCGTTGCGCGTCATTACGCCTGAATGAATGGCAGTGGCGTATGCCTGGAAGCGTTCGCTTGTCTGGGTGATAATCAGGCTGTCACGAACGAACTCTGGCAGGAACATCTGGCGCTCCTTGCCGACAAGACATCGCAGCTTGATCTGCGACTCGAATCGGCGCAGCCACTGACCAAGACTGAAGACCACGTAATCACGGCTGATCTGTTCGCTGCTGGCATAGGTTGCGTGCTCGATGTCGCCGATCATTTGCGGCGGCACGCGGAACCATCCAGCGATCTCGCGCCTGGAGAACTGGCGACTCTGTAAAAACTGGGCTTCTTCGGGCGGCACACCGATTCTCTCGATTTTCATGCCCTCTTCGAGAATGGCGGTGCGGTGCGCGTTGCTCAATCCGGCGTGGCTGGCATTCCACGACTCACGCAATCGGTTGGCGGCGTCGGCGCTCAGTTTGCCGGGATGGGTGAGCACCACGCCCGGGCGTGCGCCGTTGGCGAAGAAGCGCCAGCCATATTCAGCCTGCGCCCGCTCGCCGCCGAGGGAATCCATTTGAAGGCGCACAGGGCTGTAGCCAACTACGCCGTCGTAGGATAAACCGGGGATGTGCAGCACACGCCAGTATGGTAGCACGATTGGTTTGCCTGTTCCGTCGGGACGGTATTCGTAGCGCAGCTCGCCGTCAACACGCGTCACCTCCATGCGATCTGGCAGCAGCGGCCAGAGTGCCCTCACCTGCCCGCGGTCATCCCAGTCGATTTCGGCGTAGGCATTGCCCCATAGCAAACAATGCGCCATGAGGGTCTCATAGAAGATCATGGCGCTCATTTCTGGGTTTGGTGCGTCGTGCAGCAGGGTATAGAGGGGATGATCTACGGCTGGCTCTTTGCCGCGTTCCAGGCGGCGATAGAGTTTGAGCGGGACTTGCCCGACATCACTGGATAGCACGCGCACGCAGGCGTAGACAACGCTGATGTTCAGCGCGTTGGCCGGGCTGACGGCGGGGCCGGCGACGCTGCGACCGCCGAGCATCATTTCGATGACGGCAGGATCGGTGAGGCTGGAACGCTGCTCGACGCCGCGCAATGCGTTGATCATGGTGCGGATCATGGACGTTCCTTGCGTGTGAGCGCAGGCGCGGCGAGGGCTACAAAGACGCCAGTGAGCAGCAGCACCATGCCCATGTATGTGAGCAACGCAGGCAGGCCGAAGGCGATCCAGATGGCGACGCCGATCAGGATCAAGCCGGTCAGGATCAGGGTGTTGCTTAGTTGATCCACGGTGCGTGTGTTCATGGCTTCCAGGATAGCAGTCGGCGGGGAATAGTCTGATCACCGGTGATCGGACTGTTCCTTGCGCGTTGCTATGCTGGTGTCATGGCAAAACGACGCGGAGCACGGCGCAGAGTGCAGCGATTTCAGATCGAATGGTACGGCGAGGAGTTCGTCGAGATTCTGCGCGAGCACGGGCCGGAGGCGCTGTTTGAGGCGGCGAAGGTGGTCGAGGACGAAGCGGTGCGGCGTGCGCCGGTGGGCAAGACGGGCAACCTGCGCAAGTCGAGTTATGTGGCCGTTGAGGGTAAAAGCACCTACGTGCGCCGGCGGTACTGGCGGCGTGAGCGCAAGGTGCGCAGCGGCGAGGCGGTGATTGCGTTCACGGCGCCGCACGCACATTTGATTGAGTCCGGGCGGCGGCGGGCCGGAAAGATTGCACCAAAGCGCAAACGGGCGCTTGTGATCGATGGGCAGTTTCGTTCTGCCAGCCGGTTCAGGCGCATGAGCGGCCGTCCCTTCCTGGGGCCTGCGCTGGAAGCCAGCCGGGAGAGCGTGCCGAGGGAGATCGCCAAAGTGTACGGGTCGTGGCTGGACAAGCTGCTGGGGGGGCGACCGTGATCGGGGCAATTGTCTATCAAGCGCTTGCCAGCAGCACAGCGGTGTCGGCGCTCGTGGGAACACGCATCTACCCGGAGATCGCACCGGATGAAGCCGATCTTCCGCTGATTGTGTACACGGTGCGGGCGCAGGATGAGGTAGCCGGAAACGCACCAATGACACGCTGCACGGTGACGGCGAACTGCTATGCGGCAACGGATGTCGAGGCGGAGAGCGTCGGTGCGGCAGTGCGGGCGGTGCTGGATGGGTTCGATGGCAACGGTACGGGCGTTCAGGTTCGTCAGTTGTCGCTGTCGGATTATTCGGAAGTTCGTGACCCGGAGATGGCGCTGTGGGGTCGCCTGGCGTCATTTACGGGATGGATTGTGAAAGGATAGGAGAAGGAACATGGCTGTAACAGATATTCTGGTGACGCCTGCGACGATTTATCGGGCGCCGGTAGGAGAGCCATTGCCGGATGAGACAAGCATCGCTTATGGCATGCCCTGGGGTGGCAATTGGGTGAATTTGGGGTATACCCTCGAACCCGTCAGTTTGAGTTATGAATCGGAAACGTTCAAGTTGATGGTAGAGCAACTGACTGCGCCGGTGCGCAGCGTGCGCCAGGAGGAGAGCGTCACTATCGAAACGGTGTTGGCCGAAATCACGGGCAGCAATTTGGCGCTCGCCATGGATGGCACGATGACATCCACGCCAGCAGGCGTCAATCAGGTGGCGTATGATCTGGTTGAGGCGGGCGGCAATGTGAGCATCAGAGAATATGCATGGGGATTTGAAGGCTACCGGCTGGCGTCGAACAATGCGAGGCTACCAGTGCGCATTTTCATATTTCGCGGCGTGGCAACCCTCAACGGTCAGCTCACGTTTGCTAAATCGTCGGGGGTTGGCATCCCACTGCGCATTGAAGCTCTGCCGGACACGTCTAAACCGGCAGGTAAACAGTTGCTTGTAATTCACAATGTGACATCATCTCCGACCAGCACAACATGAAAACCGTAACGATCACTTTGGGGGGCAAACAATACGAAATCTCCGAGGCGCCTCTGCGAAAGAATGCCGCCTGGCGGTCCAGTTTCACGCGGTTGCTGACGGATGTGGGCGGGCTGATGGAGTCGGCAAGCAACGTCGAGTTGAACAATGTCGGCGATCTGATCGGAGTAGTGCGCCAGATTCAAGACGTTTTGTTGGCGGCGCCGGATCGGTTGACGGCGATGTTGTTTGACTATTCGCCGGTGTTGGCGGCAGACCGGGCGCGCATCGAGGCGGAGGTGTATGAAAGCGAGTTGATCGGCGCCTTCATGGAGGTTCTGAAGCTGGCCTACCCTTTCGGCGATTTGCTCGTGTTGGCGACTGGTTTGACGCCGAAAACCGGCGAATCGACGCTGAGGAACTGATTGCGGCGGAATATGGCGGCGCCGAGTGGATCGATGACGTAGCCGCTGCCGATTTGCTGCTGTCCTACGTGCGGCGTAAACGGTTCGAGGCAAAATTGATCGCTATCGAAATCGCCCAGCTATTTACCGTAGACGATATACAGCGAATGCAACGAGTCCCACCGGACGAGTTGTTAAAGATGATGGGGATCGATGGCAGTTAAACTGGCCGACGTAGTCGCATATCTGCGAACTGACGACAAAGAACTGAAAAGTGGCCTCGGTGCTGCGGATGCTGAGATAACCGGTTGGGCAGGCAAACTGTCTGGCGCTATTGGCAGTGCGGCGATTGGGATCGCGGCTGCCACAGGCGCGGCTGTCGTGGGAGCAACGATCGCCATAGGTAAGGCTGCCTGGGATATGGGGCAGGAATACGACGCAGCGCTCGATGCGATCATCAATGGCACGGGCGCCAGCGGCGAGGCGCTCGAAGCCATGGGAAGGAGCGTGCGCAACCTGAAAACGTCGGCAGCGGGTCTGGGCGTCAGCATGGAGCAGATCGGCGCAACTCTCGCCGAGGTGAACACCCGCACGGGGGCGACCGGCAGCGAGCTTGAAAAGCTGACCGGCGCCATTCTCCAGTTTTCCAGATTGACCGGAACCGACAGCGTGAAGAATGTCCAGTTGCTCACCAGAACGATGGGCGACTGGGGCGTGAGCATGGAGGACTCCGGGGATCTGCTTGACATGATGTATGGCGCCGGGCAGGCGTTCGGCATTTCGGTCGATTCACTGGCCGGGAAACTGGTGCAGTTCGGCGCGCCGCTCAGGCAGATGGGGTTCAGTCTCGAAGAGTCGGCGGCCATGCTCGGCAAGTGGGAGAAGGAGGGCGTCAACACGGAACTTGTCATCGGCTCGTTGCGCATCGCCGCCGGGAAATTTGCGAAAGACAATATCCCATTGAGGGATGGCCTCAACGATACAATGGCGGCAATCAAGAACGCAGCCAGCGAGTCGGAGGCGCTTGCGATTGCGATGGCAACGTTCGGCGCCAAAGCCGGGCCGGATATGGCTGCGGCAATTCGGGAGGGGCGCTTTGAGCTGGACGGCGCAATTGAAGCATTGCGGGGCACGCAGGGAGGGCTGGCCGACGCCGCTGCGCGCACGATCGGCTTCCAGGAGTCGTGGGACATCGCCATGGCGAAGCTGGCCGACGCGCTGATTCCGCTTGGCTCGAAAATGGAAGAGCTTGGCGTCAAACTTATGCCGCTGCTCGTGGCGGCTATTGAAGCGGTGATCGCCGTAATCACGCCGCTGATCGGCTGGATCGTGGATGGAATCGATGCGCTGTTCGGCATGGCGGAGGCAAACGGTGAATTGACCGGCAGTTTCGGAGAGGTGGCTAACTCGCTCGGCGCTATCTTCGGGCCTGCGCTGGAGCGTGCGCAGCAACTGTTTGGTGTGGTCGGCGATGCGGTGCGCCAGTTTGTGGATCAGAACCTGAACTATTTCAGCGGCTGGATTGCGCAGAATATGCCGCGCATTCAGGAGATTGTCAGCAACGTGCTGACGGCGATCACCGGCTTCTGGAACACGCACGGCGCGGCGATTGTGGCGACGGTGCAGCAGTATTTAGGCTGGATGATGGATTTCTGGAGCCTCGTGTTTCGCACACTGCTCAACATTGTGCAGGTTTTCCTGCAAGTGCTGACCGGCGATTGGGAAGGCGCAGGGAAGACGCTACAAGCCATCGTGCAGGACTGGTGGACGACCCTGCGCCGCATTTTCAGCGATATGATCGCCTCGATTGTGGCGCTTTGGCGATCGGTTGATTGGGGCGGCATCGGGCGGGCGATTGTAGACGGCATTTGGAGCGGTCTGCGTGCGGCGTGGGATGGTTTGCAGTCATGGTTCAGCGACCGACTCCAGGAGTGGCGCAATATGCTGCCCTTCAGCGAGCCAAAAGACCCATCCTCGCCATTGCGAGGATTGGCCGACGCAGGAGAGGCGATTGTTGACCAGGTGCGCAGCGGCATCCAGCGCGCGGCGGATTTGTCGCTGCCTGATCTGCGCATGCCGCAGGTGGACGGTTTGACAGCGGGTGCGCCAATTTCGATTACGATCAACATTTCCGGCGTGCACGATGCGCCGACGGCGGGTCTTGCCAGCAAAGACGGTGTGTTGTCCGCTCTGCGCGCGGCGGGGTATCGGTAGGTAGCGATATGATTCCACTTGGACAGATTACGGGTGAGGTGCGCGACGTTCGAGAATGGACGTCGCAGATCGGAAGCACGGCGCCGACGATCAGCAACACAAAGGCGATGACAGGGGAGTATTCAGTAAGATTTGCAGCAAACACAGCGTCGATCGGATTATCATTTCCATCTCAGAGCGGGTTGCGCTGTGGGACGTGGCTGAATCATGCCATGCCATCAGGGTCGTTTACGGCACATTTGTTTCGATTGCGCATAGGCGTCACTGAAATTGTCCGGGTCCAGTGGGTCGGCAACGGTAATCTGCAATTGCTGATCAACGGTTCGGTCGTAGCAGAGATATCACCTCAAGCGACGGCAATTTCACAAACCAACACGTGGATTGCTTTGGGGCTAAGTTATATAGCCAATGAAACGGTGACGTTCTATGTCAACGGCCTGGCGCAGTTGAGATATGCTGCGCCCAATACGCCAATCAATGAGGCGTATATAGGCGGAGGTGTTTGGGGAAACTACGCCTACTTCGATGATTTCTACGTGGATGGCAACATCAGCGTAGATGAAGCGCCGCCGCCGGATCGATTTTTATTTAAGCTGGTGAATGATGTAGGAGCATCGTCGCAGTGGACGCCCGTTGGTGCGAGCAACAATTACCAGTGTGTGAATGATGCCGTGCCAAACAACGATACAAATTATGTGGTTGCGAATACGGCTAATCTGACCGATTTGTACAAAACCACGAATGTCACGCTGCCGACGGACTACAAAGTATCGGCGGTGCTGCCGATTGCGCTGGCGCGTGCGATGGCGGCAGGCCCGACATTGCGGTTTGTGGCGAGTGATGGATCGAATACGACGATTAGGAATGAGCGTGCACCCGGTATGGCTTACACGTATCTTTGGGAATCGTTGAGCCAGGCGCCGGATGGCGGGGAGTGGACGGAGAGCAAAATCAACGCTACGCAGTTCGGCTATAGATCTGCTGGGATATTCAGCTAATGTCGATACGCGTAACGCAGGCCGGGGCGCTGGTGCGTCTGGTGGCCAATCGGAAGCTCATGGTCACGCAGGCGGGCGTGCTGGTGCGCGTCAGCCTGGTGCAGATTCGGGTGACGCAGGTGGGCGTGCTGGTGCGCGTCAGCCTGGTGCAGATTCGGGTGACGCAGGCGGGCGTGCTGGTGCGCTGCGCGCCAAAACTACCAACGCCGACCGAAAAAAGCTTGCTGATAACGGCTGCCACGCTCTACCGGGCGCCGCTTGGGGAGCCGGTGCCGGACGAGAATATTGGGTATGGCGAGGCGTGGGGCGGCAACTGGGTGCAACTGGGATATACGCTGGAGCCGCTGCGCTTCTCGCTGGAGAGTGACCTGGTGCGGGTGCGAGTGGAGCAACTGCTGTCGGCGGTGCGCATTTTCCGCAGACAGGAAGGGCTTGTCATCCGCACGACGTTGGCGGAACTGACCAGCGACAATCTGGCGCTGGCGCTCGACGGTGCAATCACGGTCTTCGACAATTGTCAGATCATCGAAGCGGGCGGCGATTTCGTTATGCGTGAGTGGTCGTGGGGCTTTGAGGGCTATCGATTGAATAGCCGGGGCGATAAAGTGGCCGTGCGCGTTTTCGTGCATCGGGGAGTGGCGGTGCTGGATCAAACAATCACAATGGGCAGGGCGACGGCGACGGGCATACCGCTGCGCATTGAGGCGATTGCCGACATCACCAGGCCGCCGGGCAAACAGTTGATGGAAAGTCACATCGTAAGGACATAATGGCATACATCTACACCACTTTCGGCGAAATCACGTTGCCGATTTACAACCGGGAAAGCGATCTATCACCAGCGCCGGCAATGACCCGCTTTGTGCAGACGGCAAACGGGGTTTTTGATGCAGATGGCAACGGGCGCTCGCTGCGCAGGTATCCACACATGCTGACGATTGACGCCGTTGTCAGTGAGAACACACCGACCGCGCAACGCGCGGCAATTGATGCGCTGCGCGCGGCCGTAGGTACGCGCGCGCTGTTGACGCGCAAAGCGGATAGCGATGGCGCTGAACATGTAGCGTCGTGCCGATTGATTCAGATGACGCAGATGCGCAGCTACGGCCAGCGCGGCTATCAGCCGGTTCGTTTGCAGTTTGCGCAGCTCACGCCGTGGCGAGCAACGCTGCCGACGACGTATGTGTTTCAGGTGCCACAATCGCTTAGTCCAGTTGAAGTGACAGGTACAATCATCAACAGCGGCAATTTGCCGGTGACGGCGGTCACGATGCGGATTGACATCGGAATGGGCATGGAATATGGTGGGTTCATTTCCAACCCGCGATGGTCAAACGCGACACACGATATCAAAATAGATGGTGTCACGTTTGACAGTGTTTTTCCGTTTTTTGTGATCGTCGATGGCGAGACATACAGTGTGATGTATGAGCGTCCGTCGCGTCCTCCAGACGTACCGACGTATCGCATCAGTTATCGCAACTATCTGAAAATAAACGCCGGCCATGCGATTGATTCCTGGTTCCGGCTGGAACCGGGCAGCCAGACGATGACGTTAAGCGCGTCTTTGGCGCACGCCTATGGGACAAATCATTCGGTGACGTGGACAGTGTCTTTTTATGCGGAGTACGCATGACCCAACTGCGAATCTGGCTGGATGTGCAGAGCAACGGGACGACGATCGGCGAGGGGCCGATCATCAAACTGGAGAGTTTTACGAGCCGTGCACGGCTGAACCGGGCGGGCGATTGGACAGCGACGCTGCCTGCGCTGGAACCGCGAGCGGCTGAACTGTTGACGCCGCGTCGCTCGGTGCTGGCGTATGCGATGATCGGCACGACGCCGACTTTGATCGGCGGAGGCGTGATCGATTCGATTCAGGTGCAGGTGCGCGACGACGCCGAAAAGCTAATCGTGTCAGGACGTGATTTGCTTGAAGAACTGAGCAGGCTGATAGTCGGCGACGTGACGGTGATCGAAACCAATTTCAATAATTTTTTGAATAACAACATTCCGGCGAATTGGGAGTATACGGTCACGGGCACGGTGCCGCCGTTTATGGCAAGGTTTAGCTATGAAAATATGCTGGGCTGCCTGACGGCGCTGACCGACAAGCTGCCGCTATGGTTTCGACGACGCACCACCGTGTCCGGCAATGCACGCCATGTCGATATTCTGGCGACGCTGCCGAGCACGGTCAGCCTGACGGCCAGCGCCAATATCGATCCGATGGCGATGGAGGCGAACACGGCGATCTGCGCAGTGCGGGAGATCACCGAGACGCGCCAGGCAGCCGACGTGATCAGCCGAGTTTATGCATTTGGGGCTGGCAATGCGTCTGCACGGCTGTCGATGTCAGCGGCAACGGTGTGGCCAGACGGCTCGACGCTGGCTAACCAGTATGTCTTGGACGGCGACATATTCATATTTGACCGACAGAACAATGTGATTATCAATCAAACCGTCGAGACCAATTATGGCCGCATCGAGCGTGCGGTGGCGTGGAAGGATATTTCCCCGTTGTCAAATACCGATGCCGATGTAATCGGAGCGGCCAATACGTTGGTAGCGGCAGCGGTGGAATATCTGCGCCGCAACCGGGCGCCGGCATACGAATATGCGTTAAGCGTGGTTGGCGTGCGCAGCCAATTGTTGGTTGGCGATCTGATTCATCTATCGGCGCGGCGCATACGCGACGGGATGACGCCAATTGCGATTGACGCCGACGTGCGCGTGTTAGAAGTCGCAACCACAATTGATGCAGATGGGATACGGATTGACGGCTTGACAGTGGCGACTGTCGATCACTGGCCTATCACGGACACGGAGATGATTGTTGCCGAAATGCGCCAGTCGATGGTGATGGAGCGCCTACCGCAACAGGGTCCGTCGATCGATACAATCACCTACAGCGAACCGATTGACGACGACGCCAACGCCAATTTGTATTTCTGGCTGGGCAACGAGACGACACTCGTCAATCAGATTCTGTTGCGCTTCAAAACCAACCCGTTTCGCAGTACCGCCAAAACGATTGGCGGCACGGCATCGGCGACGGTGGACATTCCGGATCATACGCACAGTGTGAGCATCGGCAATCACACGCACTACGTGCCTGATCATCAGCATTACATCACGATCAGCGGCGGTACGGAGCCGATATATAATATCGGATTCTCGGCGGCGGGCACGGCGGGCGGACTGTATCACAACGCCAGCAGCAGCGATTTCAACCTGCCGACGAACGCCAATAGCGGAAGCACGACGACCGCCAGCGGTGGCAGCACCACCACGACAACCGCCAGTGGTGGTGGGCAAACTGGTTTAGAGGTAAATCTGCAAAATGCATTGACGCTTCAGTACGGCATCCATGAGGATTCCAGCCAAAACACGTATGCGGCGACCGACCTGGAATTTTTGGTCAATGGCACGTTGGTGTCTGAGTCAGCAACGCCACAAACTGACGGCTGGTATGTGCTTGATTTGACCAGCTATGTGGTCAATACACAGAATCTGCGTCCTGCGCGAGCGACCAACACGGTGGTGGTTCGTGTTAAGGCAGGCGCAAAAACAGGCAAACGATGCCAAATTGCGGCGCAGATCGAGCGCCGCACCGTAATACAGGCGATTGTTTATTCTTGAAAGCAAAGCGCCCGATCTGTGGTGTGGATCGGGCGCTCTCTGTCCGACAACTTACCCGGGCTCACGTTTGCCCATTTACTCCACCCGCCGAAACGACGACTCGACCGGCTCCTCCTCCATAGTCGTCCGCGCGTTGGAAATCAACGATCCCACGAAGCACATTGTTGTGATGCGCCATCGCCTGCTGCCCATAGGTCGATAGCCAACACCAGCAACACGATTCCCACCAACTCGCCACGTCTTTAACACAATTCGTTGCTGCTCTGCGCTGAGCGTGGCGCTGTTGCTGATGCAGCGAAACAATTTTTCGCTCGTGTCCATTGATCCTCCTATTCATGATTCACTTCCAGCCTTCGGCTTGTTGGCGCAGTCGACTTAATGCCTGCGCTTCGATCTGGCGGATGCGCTCGCGGCTGATGCCAAACTTCTTACTTACCTCTTCCAGCGTGTAGCAATGTCCGTCGATCAGCCCGAAGCGCAACTGCAGGATGCGCACCTCACGTGGGGTTAGACTCTGGAAAATCTCGTCGATCATCTCGCGCAAGAGCTGCTGATATGCGACCTCATACGGCGCACGGGCATCCTTGTCCTCAATCAAGTCGCCAAGGTAACCGTCTTCTTTTTCATCGACCGGCATCTCCAGGCTGAGCGGGCGCTGACTGACACGCATGATGTACTCAACCTTGTGCGGAGGAAAGCCCAGTTCTTGGGCGATCTCTTCTGTCGTTGGATCACGTTTCAACTCTTGCATCAGTCGATGGCTTGTGTGCGCTAGGCGATTGATCCGTTCATGTATATGCACCGGCAGACGAATCGTGCGTCCATGGTTGGCGACAGCACGCGCTACAGCCTGTCGTATCCACCAGGTGGCGATCGTGCTAAACTTACATTGTAGTCTGTAGTCAAACTTATCGACTGCACGCAACAGGCCAAGGTTGCCTTCCTGGATCAAATCCAGGAACGGAACGCCGCGGCCTACATATTTCTTGGCGACGCTCACCACCAGCCTACTGTTGGCCTTGATCAGATGCTCCTGCGCCGCCTGTCCATCGCGCACGTACCAAAGCAAGCGCTCGCGCTCCTCCCAGTCCTCCACGCCCTCTGAGAGCTTCTTGCTCGCCTCACGACCACGTTCCATGCGTTTGGCCAGCTCCACCTCCTCTTCGGCAGTGAGCAGCGGCGTTTGAACAATTTCTTTTAGATAGAGGCGGATCAAATCGTTGCTCTCGATCTGGCTCAAGTCCAAGTCGTATTCAGACGTTTGCGAACTCTCAGCAAAATCTCGGTTCATTTCCTTGCGAGTAGTGACAGATAGTACGCTGGCCACCATTACTCCTCTTCCTCTAATTTCCATTGTGATCTCTTGATCTACGGGCGTCGAGAATTCATTCGCAATTGCTTGGCGACCTCACTGGCTACGCCTTTCATCGCCTCATATTGCCCTGCATCTCCTCGTCCGTGCGCCGCCATTGCCTCTGCGAGCGCACGGATGCCGATGCCGCGTCCCTGCGCATCCACTTGCAACAACTCAGGATGAGACGGCAGATAATTCGTCAGCGTCCACTCGTACCAGCCCTCCAGCGTAGACGGTGCGTTCGCAATGTCGTTCGTTGGTGCGTTCATGGACTGTTCGCCAGAGGTAGCCCCCCCTCCATCTTGCTGTGAACGAACGGTGAACTCGCCATCGATGACACGCGACGTGCTCGCCGGCACAAACGACAGTATCTTTTCCAGATACGGCGCAGCAAACCATGCGTTGTATTCTCGCTCACGCACAATAAAACGCCCATAGTCCGGCAACCGGTCGGCGTTGTACTGTCGCACCTTTGCGCCCTGGTTCGGCCCAAGGCGGAAAGTCGCCAGCCACTTGGTGTTGCCGATCACCTGCTGCGACCACTCCTCCGGATACTGGTCAATCATTAGCAGGTGAATGCCGCTGGCACGACTGAGGCGCATGAGCCGGTCGAGCAGGTTGTCGGTGGCGTCGGCGGTGCGTCTGTCACCACGGCGCAACTGGCTGATGAGGTCGCCGTACTCCTCGATTACGACGATGACATGCGGAACGCCGCCGATGTCGTCGATAGTGCGCACGTTCGCTTCGCGCACCAGACGCATCCGGCGCTCGTGTTCTGCCCAAAGCGCCTCGACCTGAAGCGGAAACACATCCGGCGTCGACTCATGCCACTCTACATGCTGTGACCACGGCGACCAGTCGACGCCGCCTTTGGGATCGATGATGACGACGTGGTAACCAGTGCGCAACGCCTGCGCTACCAGGCTGTATCCGACGCTGGTCGTTTTGCCCGTGCCGGTTGCACCGATAATGCCGCCGTGAATGCTGGAGAGCGGATTGAAAATCGCCAGCGCTCCATCGTCAGCCTGCCCGGCGATGAGCTGCGTTTGAATGCAGCGTTTCATGGCATCGCTCAGGCGGATGCGCTGCATGGCTGGCGCTTCCGGCGACGGTGCCGGCGCTGCTGCTGGCGGCTGCGGCAACTGGCGCTGCACTCGCTCATACGCATTCGCCAGGTAACGACCGGTAGCGTTGTTGAAAACAGCACCGGGTCGGTACATCGAACCGTAACGACTCTCGATTGCGGCATCGCCTGGCGCAAGCGCCTGCATCTGTGCGACTTTGGCGCGTTCGATGGCGTGACGCAGATGCGTTTCGGCGTCGGCGGTGAAAATTTCTGCAACGCCTCGATCGCTGACGACAATCGCCGGTGCTACGATTTTATTTGGATCGATGTAGATGTAGCCACCAGACACGCGCACGCGCTGAAGCGGGAAGCTGCCGTCCCGCTGGCGCATGTTCTCCGAGCGGCGTTTGTTGATAAATGCCCAGAGAAAAATCAAACCGGCGACGGCGGAGAAAATGATGATGAAAAGCAGGCAATACAGCGTCAATTGCAGGGCGTCGGCGACGAAACGCTCAATATGTATACCAATGCGCACAGCGCTGTCATGGTTGAGCAGCAGCAACATGCCGAACGTTGTTGCGGCGATGGCGACAGTAATGGTGAGTAGTTTGTCGATCAGACTCATTGGTATTCTGTTAATAAACAAAAAACGGATTGCTGTCGCTGCAATCCGCCTTGTATAATAAGCGTCGGATGCGGCGACATCGCATCCGTGTGCTCCGGCTGGTGCGCAGACCATCAGCCGGAGCGTCTTCATTTTGCCACTAGCTAAAACTCAATCGGCATCGCTCAAAAGCCCGGGTCATTCCACCACCCCCAGATATGATTGAACAGCACGATCCCGATTTCGCCGCCAGCATTCGGCCAGCAGACATCGTCCGCCGGATAGTTTGGCTTCCAGAGCACTCCGAGCAGTACGACGCCACGGATCAGAATGCCGGTGATGTGCCAGTAGTCGGCCATATCCAGGCTGCCAAGGCGGTAGTGATAGTGTTTCCAGCTCATGCGAATGTCTCCGAAACTGCCTCGCCGTTGAGCAAGCTGATCTCTCGCCGCAAATGCCGGATTAGCTTCTCCAGTTCGCGCTTTGCTGGCAGCACCTCAACAAAACAGCCTGTCAATGCGCTGTACTCGTCAAAGGTTGCAATTGTTTGACTGTATATGTTGATCAGCCTGCTCATCTGCGCTATGCGCGTGTCAGATTGCTGTGTCGGCTTCATATCCGCCGATCGCATTTGCGCATCGAGCAGCCGCATGTACGCTCTCCGCGCTGCGACGCGCAACTCGTCTGGTTCTATTTCATCGATATCCAGCCACGGTGCCAGCATCTGTCGATATAGCTCACACCGCCCAAGCATCATCTCTTTTAGTATGGTTCGCTGCTGCTCAGCGTTAAACGTCGCACTGTGATTGATGCACTGGAACAATTGTTCGGCGACATCTTGCTGCGGCACCGGTGCTGGTATATTTGGTGCATCTGTTTCTGTTGCTCTTTTTTGCTTCTGTATTTCCCATATCTGTGCATATGGTTTGTCGCCCCATGTCGCCGCTTTAATATCATCCTTGTTCGCAGTACGTGACGTGCCAATCCTGGCGGTATTCATGATCGCCGTTGTGCCGTGTTTGGTTGTGTATCGTCGCTCACTGTCATCGGATGACAGTGAGCGACGTATCTCATTAACGAAATTGTGGCTTACGTGGCAACGTCGTGCGATTTCACGATCTGACCATTGTCGCCACTCTTCGTCCTGTAACAATGTTTCAACTGCGCGACGTTTATCGGCATTCGTTCGTCGCAAACCGTGAGTTGCATTGGCGCCTGCTGCATAAAGAATCGCATCCCGACGCGTGCCGGCGCGTACATCTGCTGGTATTTTGGTATCCTGTAGCCCTAATTCGGCGGTAACACGACGGAATGCCTCGACGCGATGAAAGCCATCCGCCAGCCAGTATGATTCGCCATCGTGATAAACGATCACGGGCGGAAATTTCGACCAGCCCACCGGCGCCATCGCTT